ATCAAGCTATTTACCGGTGGGCTGGTGCAGATGTAGAACATCTTATTAGATTAAATGGAGAGCGAGAAGTACTTCAACAATCATATAGATGTGCACAAGTTATACAAAACTGTTCACAAAGAATTATAGGACGCGTACGTAACCGAATACCTAAACAATGGCAAGGAACAGAGAAAAGAGGATTAGTACAATACCATGCGTACCCAGACAGTGTAGATGTAGGAGATGATAACTGGCTTATTATGGCAAGGACTAATTATTTACTTGATGAGATTGAACGTGACATACGGTTACAAGGATTATTTTATAAAAGAAATAATCGCTTACCTATCTCGCAGAAGTTATTAAATGCTACAAGTGCATGGAAGAAATTAAATGAAGGTGGGCACGTAGAATTAACAGATGTTAAAGATATATATTCTTATATGTCTTCAGAAATAGGAATAGAGCGTGGTCATAAGAATCTTAAAACAGCAAACAAAGAGCAATACGAGCTAGAAGAGTTAGTCATGCACCACGGATTACTGATGGGTGGTAGACCATGGGATGTAGCTTTTGATAAAGTAGGCACGCGTGATAAAGAATTTTTAAGATCTATTGAAACGAGGAACAAGGATTTTACAAAGAGTGACCCTAAGATTCATTTAAGTACTATACATGGTGCTAAAGGAGGAGAAGCAGATAATGTAATGTTGCTGACAGACTTATCAAGAAAGTCACAAGAAGCAATGGAAAAGGATTCAGATGATGAATGCCGTGTGTTTTATGTAGCAGCCACACGCGCTCGTAATGAGCTACACATAGTACAACCACAAAGAGATGGAGGATTCATAATATGAGTTTTAGTAGTGGATTGGCTGTAAGTAAAAACAGCATAAAAAAAGAAGATATATTAAAAAAAGCTAGTAACTTAGTTAGTGATGCTAGAGAAGGTACTCATGGTGATGCCAGAGAAAATCATGAACAAATTGCAGAGTTTTGGAATATACTCCTTGATAATAAATTAAAACCAATGGCTTCAATTACATGTGATGACGTAGCTGTAATGATGGCTTTATTAAAAATATCAAGATCAACACAAGGCACGTTTAATCTAGATGATTATGTCGATGCCTCAGCATACATGGCAATAGCAGGAGAATTAAAACATGACAGTTAACTCAGATTGGATAGCACCAACGGAATTCCCGGACTTAAGTGACCGAGAGAAAATAGCAATTGACTTAGAAACATGTGACCCAGGATTAATTAAAGATGGTCCTGGGTGGCCTAAAAAGATAGGTGCGGTTATTGGTATAGCATTAGCAGCTAATGGATTTAAAGCTTACTACCCAATTGCCCATGAGGGTGGTGGAAACATGGATAGTAAGAAAGTTATAAAGTATATTAAATCTTTGTGTGAAGATGAAAATTTAGAGAAAGTGTTTCATAATGCGCAATACGATATAGGTTGGCTTAGTGTGCTAGGCATAGAAGTTAAGGGCCGTATTCATGACACAATGGTAGCGATGGCACTTATAGATGAGAATAGATATTCTTATACATTAAATAGTATATCGTTTGATTACCTTGGTGAGTTTAAAAGTGAAGCTAAACTTAAAGAAGCTGCTGCTGCGTTTGGTGTAGATCCAAAAGCAGAAATGTACAAATTACCGGCTACATTTGTAGGAGAGTATGCTGAGGAAGATGCAAGGCTAACGTTAAAGTTGTATGAGAAATTAGCATGGGAGATTAAGAAGGATAATCTTGACACTATATACGACATAGAATGTAAATTAATCCGTGTAATATTTAACATGACGAAGAAGGGTGTTCGTTTTGATGAAGATAAAGTAGTTGATTTAAATAGTAAATTTAAAAACAAAGAGAAGAAACTTTTAAAAAGAATAAAAGATTTAACTAACCAGGATGTAGAGATATGGGCTGCGGCTTCTATTGCCAAGGCTTTTGATTCAATGAACTTACCTTATGAGAGAACAAGCAAGACTGACTCACCATCTTTTACAAAGATGTTTTTAACTGACCATCCACATGAGCTACCTCGTCTTATAATGCAGGCACGTGAGCTTAATAAATTACGTGGCACTTTTTTACAAGGTCTGTTAAAACACAACACAAATGGTAGAATTCACGCGCACATTAATCAAATTAGATCTGATAGCGGTGGTACTGTATCTGGTAGATTTAGTTACAATCATCCTAATTTGCAGCAGATACCGAGTCGCGGTCAATTTGCTCAAGAAATACGGAAATTATTTATCCCGGAAATTGGAGAGTATTGGCTTAAAGCAGACTACTCGCAACAAGAGCCCAGGTTACTTACGCATTGGGCGTGTCTCGTCGGACAAATGGGCGCTGAAGAAGTTAAAGAAGCCTATAAGAAAAGTGATCTTGATTTTCACCAACAAACAGCAGACATGGCAGGGGTTGAAAGAAGACTAGCTAAGACTATTGGTTTAGGTGTAATGTATGGAATGGGTTACAACAAGATGGCACGTGAGTTAGATATAGACCCACAAGATGCTAAAAAAATGTTAAAAGATTTCCGAGAAAGAGTGCCTTTTATGCAAGGAATGCTCGAAGCTGTGATGAATCGTGCTAATTCTAAGGGCATTATTCGTACATTACTGGGCCGTAAATGCAGATTTGATCTGTGGGAGCCTACACAGTGGGGTGTACATAAAGCATTGCCACACAATCAAGCTAAAGTAGAGTATGGTGAAGCAATAAAAAGAGCTGGTACATACAAAGCTTTAAACAGATTGATACAAGGATCAGCGGCAGACCAGACAAAGAAAGCCATGGTAGATGTGTATGAGGAGTTAGGAGTGGTGCCTTTAATACAAGTACATGATGAGTTAGATTGTTCTGTTAAAGACGAGAAACAGGCTAAAGAAATACAACGTGTCATGGAGACATGTGTAGAACTAGAAGTACCATCCAAGGCGGATATAGATCTTGGGGAAAGTTGGGGTGGATGATGAGTTGGATATGTAGTGTGTTGCTAATATGTTCTACGTTTAATCCAATAATGGATTACACAAACAATGATGAATTTATTGCAGATGTTAAAACATGTGCATTACATCTTAATTCTTTGTTAGATGATGATGAAAGGGTGCCTGTAAGTTTAGTCATAGCACAAGCAGTTCATGAATCTAATTGGGGTAAATCTAGATTTGCGGTAGAAGGCAATAACCTCCTTGGAATCCGCACATTTGACTCGACAGATGAACAACTAAAGCCGCTAAATAAACCTAATGCGAGCTGGGGGCTTAGGATCTTTGAGACAAAGTGCGAATCCGTTTCTTACTATATGTGGTTACTAAATTATAACCACAACTATTCACAGTTTAGAGAAGAAAGATTATCACAGTATATCAACAACATAATAGACACTGAAAAGCTTGCTATGACTCTTGCAATATATGCTGAAGATGTATATTATACGCAAAAAATCATCCGTACATTACAGAAATTGGAGACCTATGACAGAGACTAAAAAACCCGGGTACAAAGAACAAGGCAAAAGCCGTGCAGCAAATCAAAAAGCTGTTGAAGGAGTTAAACCAGGATTTGCCATTAATCATGAACAAATGGCATTTGAAAGACGTAAGCTTTTAGAAGAGATGTCTAGTAAAATGACTCCTGATAAAAAACAATTAAACATGATGGCAGCAGTAGCAGCTACGGAAGAACCTAAATATTTTAAAACAACTAATTTAACTAAGACGGGAAAACCAGCAGAATATGATGGAACAGACGGAAAAGGTGAGCCACGTGAACCTACCTTACGTATATTATCACTAGGAGCTGGTGTTCAATCATCTTGTTTAGCTTTAATGGCGCAAGAAGGATTAACCAAACATAAACCAGATTATATGATATTTGCTGACACTGGATGGGAACCATCTTTTGTTTATGAACATGTAGAATATTTAAAGAAAGCAATAACGATTTGTCCTATAATTACTGTGGAGCGAGGAAACATCAGGGAAGACCTTATCAAAGCAGCGAACCCAGAACCAGGGTCTAAGGAAGAGTCAAAGTCGTTTGCTGGTCGTGTGCCAAACCCACCGTTGTTTGCTGCACGTCCTAATGGTGGAAGAGTGGGAATGCTTTATAGACAGTGTACGCATGACTATAAAGTTATTCCTATTCAAAAAAAGATGAGAGAATTATTAGGAGTTAAACCTAGGTACAGGGTACCTAAAGACATGATTGTAGAGCAATGGATTGGCATATCCACTGATGAAGCCATGCGTATGAAGAAGGCTAGAATGCCGTGGTTGACATCACGTTGGCCTTTAATTGAAATGAAAATGTCACGTGCTGATTGTTTGCAATGGTACCGTGATATAAAGAAACATCCTATGCCAGGTAAATCATCATGCATTGGTTGTCCTTATCATCACAATGATCAATGGAAAAACATGCAGAAAAACTATCCTAAGGATTGGGAAGATGCGTGTGATCTTGATGACAAGATAAGACATGGATTAAAGAACACGGAGACAGAATTGTTTCTACACAAATCAGCAAAGCCTTTAAGAAGTATTAATTTTTTAGAGCCTAAAGCTCAATCATCATTGTTTGGTGAAACATTTGATGAAGAATTTGCAGATGAATGTGAAGGTTTGTGTGGAGTATGATTCAAAAAGCGTGCGCCACGGACCTGAATTTTTATGTTCAGAATGTGGCTCATGGTTTAAAAAGTTAATTTACTGGGCGAGTAAAAAGTTTAACCCGGATCAAAAATACCAAATGGTATTCTTATGTGGTCCACAATGTGCAACGGAGAAATATGAACGAGAAAGTACCAGCAACGTTAGCTAAAATACCTTTACAAGAAACAAGGATATTTTATGAGCGTTATGCAAACTATGAAAATTTAAATAATCTTTTACTAACAGAAATTGAGGAAGCTAGAAAAGAGGATAAAGTTGGTATGCCAGCTGGAAATGCTGGATGCTGGCGTAGTATGTATAAATATAAATGTGAAACAGAATTGTTTAAAGCATTTGGTTTATTGTTAAGTGGTTGGATGGATCATTACTTTCCAAAAGAAAAAATGGATGCACAAATTACATATTGGACAAATGTTAATGAACCTGGTTCTGTTAATATGTTTCATTCCCATTACCGTGCTAACTGTGATGTGTCTGGAGTATATTATGTTAGAGGTGGTAAGACTGGTATCATTCGATTTGCTACTAATGAACAAATGAATAAAATGATTAGACCAGGACAACCTTATGCCAACATGATAGGTCATGATCCACAAGATGGTGACTGTTTAGTTTGGCCTTCTTATTTATTACATGATGTAGATGTAAATAGATCTGATAGACAAAGAATTTCAATTGCATTTAACGCAGTGATTGAAAGATCCAACAAAGATAACGTGATAGAGATGCCTGATGCCACTAAATCCTAAGTATAGAGATAAAAAGGGTAATATAATGGCTGTTTGGGACCCAAATGACGATGCTAAAAAAATGGCGGTTTTCAGCCAAATAAAAAGGCTCATATTTGCCCGCTATCGGGCTTTAAAGACATGGGTGGTAGGATTCATCCCGGGATTTTAATGCAAAAACACGTTTGGCAATGGTTTTGGGGTTATGATTACTTAAATAACAAAGTTAAAAATATTTACTTTGGTCCAAGGTTAAGTTGGATGAATTTATTTAAAAGAAAGGTAAAAAAGAATGAGAAAAGTGTGGACAGAAGAAGAAATAAAATTAGTAAAAGAATTAAAACAAAAGTATAGCGCATCGCAAGTTGGATTGTACTTTGGTGTGACTAAAAATTCTATCATTGGATTATTATATAAAGAAAAATTAAAAGATGGTTATGTACCAGCTCCTGATTCTAAATACACTGTAAGAAAAAATTTATGATACAAGAAAAATTAAAAAGGTATGTTAAAATTCTTAACGACATTCCTACGGATGAAGAAAAATATGGGTGGCTTATGTTGTTTGGAAAAAAATCTATTAGCCATGTGGATCAATTAAAATTAGATGAGTTTGAAGTACCAGGATGTCAAACAAGGACATGGATAATACCAGGAAAAGACTATCGCCCAACTTTACATTTCAGTGCTGACTCAGATGCATTAATATCAAAAGGATTAGTATGTATGCTGGCTGATATATTTAGTGAAGCCACTCCAAAAGAAATTTTAGATTTTGAAAGAAAAGATTTAGAAGATTTACGATTAGACGTTTTACTTACACCAGGACGGCGTAATGGTGCTCACAACATGCTGCAAAAAATTAGAGAGTACGCTGTAGAATATAGTTAATATTTATCTTCAATGATTTTGTAGATTTTTAAGTTACCTTCTGCATCTGGCCTAAGTTCTGCTTTAACTTGTCCACATTCATAACGAATAACATTTGCTCTTCCTTGTGATAAATTACGCTCGGCTTCACGTTTTGCTTTTAAGCATTTTGATAAGCCATCTGTCATCATGTGGCCGTCCAACGACCCGTTGACAAACATGCACAAAGAAAAAACTATGCTAATGACTGGTTCCATTATTCCTCACTTTATCTTTTA